TCAGGCGATCAAGGAGCCGGAAATGCTGGACTTGGAATGATTACAGCTATTGCCCCGAGGAAACTCACACTTTCACCCGACTGGCTGGATCTTGACGTTGAGGCCGCTGGCGATGAAATGACCATAGCAAGTGATTATTGCAGGAACGCCACAACGCTAAACAGCCATACGGTTGAGGAAGAGTACACAGAAAGCACAGAATTTAAGTATGGTGAGGGCTTTACTATCGAAAGTCTGGCGTTGACGATAGAGGCCGGATCAATCGTCAAGGGTGACATCACGTTTATGGGTGAAAAAGTTACAATGGCTGGCACAACTTCGGGCACAGGCTCAGAAACTGCAGCGTCAACCATCACGCCATTCCTTGCTAATGCAGGAATCAACAAAGTGTACCTTGACAATGCCGTTTTGACATCTGGGACACAGAAATTTAACATCAACATTTCTCGAAATCTGATCCCGAAAACAGAGCTCACAAGCAACACCATGACCACAATTGGAATCGGTCAATTTACCGTCACAATTGACATAGGCGCGTATTTTGAGGACAGCACAGAATACGATATTTTCAAAGCCCGAACACCAAAACGTTTTGATATCGTGATGGTTGACGCTGCAGGTAATTACTACTGTGGCACAATGTTTAGGGGCATTGCGGCAGATGTGCCGGAGATGGAGCCGAGTATCGAAGATCCAATCATTGTTGAAGCAACCATAAATTCAAGCAGAAGCACAAGCCCGGCCAAAATGTGGCAGTGGACAAAGATAGCAGCATAAAAAATAGGGGGAATTTTGGACAGTATAAACAGATGGTCAATGGACGAAAAAGCAGAAAAAGAAGGGATCTGGCGGGACTTGGGAAACAAGGAAAAAATAAGGGTCCGCCCATCGGGCGAAATCGGTAATGAGGAACAATCAACTTTCATCGTGGAAAAGTGCCACGAATCGGGTTCTGAGGTTGAGCAGACGCCACCAGATCAGCTTGAGTCAATCATGATCGAATCACTGGCCCGATTTGTATTAGTAGGCTGGGAAGGGTTTGAAAAAAAAGGCAAGAAAATGGAAGCAACCCTGGAAAATAAAATAATGATGCTGAACAAACCAGCTTTCAGAAAAAGGGTTCTGCTCGAAAGCGGGAAGTTTTCCAGTTTCCGCGCCAGTGCAGAGGTGAAAAAAGTAAAAAACTAATTGCGACTCTGGAATGGGATCTGAAATGGGGTACGCCGAAAAAGCTTGTTTATTTGAAACAGATAAACGCAAGTGTCTTGAAAAAGCGGCCCCGCCTGTTCACAGGGTCGAGGCGGATTTACGAAGCATTTGTAGTCCTGAGCATGTCACGGAATATGAATGGTTACATTCCTTTTTCCGAAATGAAATCATACATTGAGCTTTACGGAATTAAGGACCAGAGCAGATTTATAAGGATGATACAAGCGATGGATAAAATTTACGCAGATAAGGCGGCGGATAATGGCAATAAATGAAACAGCGGTATTGGCGGTTAAAATCGGAACAACGGGACTCAAATCAGGTGCGAAAGTTGCAGAAACAAGTTTGCAGAAAATACGGAAGCACGCTGTAAAAGTTGAACTTGCACTTATTGCAATCGGAACGGCTGCGCTGGCGATGGGCAAAAGCTTTATAAAATCCGCATCAACAGCCGAACAATACAAAATCAGGTTAAATGCTTTGCTCGGAAGCGCAAAGAAAGGTAATCAGCTGTTTAAGGATATGGCAGAGTATGCGGGGCGCGTACCTTTTGAGTACCGCGAAATCATGGGCGCGGCAACACAACTTTCAGGGGTAATGCGTGGCGGTGTTGATGAGATCAAAAAATGGATGCCGATGATCGGAGATTTAGCAGCAGTTTCAGGGCTGTCGATAGAACAAACAACAGGACAAGTGATTAGAATGTACAGTGCTGGCGCGGCGTCTGCGGATATGTTCAGAGAACGCGGCATAACCGCCATGCTTGGTTTTACTGCGGGTGTTAAATATTCAGTTGAGGATACCCGAAAAATGTTGATGGATGCATGGAATGATCCGGCGTCGAAATTTAAGGGTGCAACTGCAGAACTCGCTAAATCTTGGTCCGGCTTAATGTCGATGTTTTCTGATGCCTGGTTTCAGTTCCAGACTGCCGTTATGGACAAAGGCCCGTTTGATGCAATTAAAAAACTCGCGCAAAGCTGGCTTGATTTCGTTAAAAGAATCACGCAAAATCAAGACACTTTAAAAATGCTCGCAGATAATTTCAAGGCGACCTTTCTTTTTATGCATGATTTAGCGATTAATGTTGTTACCGGGATTGAAACAGGCTGGGGGCATTTTTCCACGTTTTTCAAGGTGGTTATAGTTGGCATAAATCACGCATGGAATAAATCTATGTTGTGGATGCGCGAAAAGTGGATTGATTTTATGGACTTTGTCACGCTAGGAATGCAAAAAATCCCAGGATTAAAAGACATGGGAAAAAAGATAGCAGCGGGCAGCTTTGTAGCGCGCGTAAAGCTCATGGGCGATCAGTCAGAGTTTGAGCGTCAGGGCACGCTAAAAGATAAGGTCATGGCGATTACGAACGAATGGGATAAGCAGTTCCAAATCATCAAAGATACAAACATCGAAGCGAAAAAACTTGGTTTAGAATACTTTGAAATAAAAACAGCCGCAGTAGAAGCCGGAACAGCTACAGAGAACAGTCTGGCGGCGGCGGTCAGTAATGCAAAGACACTTACAGAAGACCTTAAAGGCGCTATGGACGACATGTGGAAATCGTGGCAAGACAATTTCACCGACGTTCTGATGAATGTCGGCAAAGGATGGCAAGATTTTATCGACAACATGTTAAAGGATTTACTGCGGCTTAAAATTCAGGCAGAAATTACAAAACCTATATTTGATAGCCTGGGCGGTGGTTTCAGTAATATTTTTACTAGCCTTTTCGGGCGGTCCGCTGGTGGCGGAACTTCTAGCGTGTCAAATACAGACAGCGTAAAAATAGGCGAAACTATGCGGCCTACACAGAATAAAAGTTTAGCAAGTTCGCGCAACTCAACCTCTGTACAGATCATAGACAAGCGTGGGGAAGATGCAGCGCCGTTGAAAGTGTCGAAACAGAAAAACCAGAGCGGCGAAATAATCCGCGTAGTAATCGAAGAGGTAAAAGGTGCAATGAACGCCGGAGAATTTAACGGCGTGATGTTAAATAATTTTGGAGTTATGCCGCAAGGCGGGGGGTAATCAATGGCAATATGGCCCGTAACACTTCCGCAAAAACCACAGCGCGACGGTTTGCTCATTGCTCCCGACGATGTTGTGCTACGATCCAGAATGGACACAGGGCCGCCGAAAGTGCGGGCCATGTCTTCGTTAGCGTTCAAACGCTACACAATGTCTTATTTGCTTTTGAGCAGTACAATTGTAGGATATCTGAACACCTTTTACGACACAACTTTGACTTTTGGAACTGATACTTTTACCTGGGATGATCCTATTTCAGGGACGAGTTACAATTGGCAGTTTGCGGCACCCCCGAAGTTGATCAAACACCTGGGCGGTGATTGCTGGCTTTACAGCGTTGTTTTAGACCGATTGACGGCGGTGTAATATGCCATTATCAGCACCTTTCAAAGCAGCCGCAACAGCACAGCAGACGACTAAAGTATTACTTCATTTCGTAGAAATATCTCACGCCGATATCGGCACGCCTTTGCGGTTTGTTAACAATAAAGAAGATGTGACCAGACTCGGAGATGTATACACAGGGTATAATTTTGATGTGCAGTTTCCCGAAGACATGCCAGGGAAAAGTCCTTTTTGTAAACTGACAATTGATAATATTAATCGGGCAATGGTGACCCAGATTCGCACCCTGTCCGGACTGAGCCAAATGACCGCGACAGTCAATGAGGCTTTGCATGACACACCAGACGTTACCGAGCGCGGACCTTACGAGTTCATAGTTACTGATATTGACTATGACCGTTATCAAGTGTCCGGACGCCTCGCTTTTGAAGACTTTATGAATGATAAATTTCCAAAAGATCGGCAGACAGCGCAAAATCAGCCAGGGTTATTCGGATGATTATTAAAACAATTCCAGATCATTTTTATCGCGTGCCCTGGAAAACAGGCGGCAGGGACATGCACGGGGCCGACTGCTGGGGCTTTATTCGCTTGGTTGCTAAGGCTGTGTTTAACAAAGATTTCCCGCTTTTAAGTGAGAAGTACAATTCAGTCGAAAACCGAGCAGAACTTGAAACGCTGATGATTAAAAATTCTATGCAGTTCAAAATAGTAGAAACGCCGGAACCAGGTGATGTAATTCTTTTCAGAATATGCGGGTTTAATTCTCATGTTGGAATCATGCTAAACAGTAATGATTTTGCGCATATGTGGAAGGGGTCAGGGGTTTGTGTTGAACGCTACACCGGCCCGTTGTGGCTGAACAGGGTACAGGGGTTTTACAGGCCTGACTAACATGATTAAAAAACAATTTGTAACCATAAAACTGCAAGCCGTGGCATTTCAGGGCAGGGCAGAACTGAGAAAAGTTGACCTTTCGACTTTAGACGATCCAAATATCAAAGGGATTTTCGAGAGTCTTGGAATAACAGATTTTAGCGGCTGGGTGGAACTCGGCGGGTGCATGATTTCCCCTGAACGATTCGAGGCTGTATACCCACACGAAGGGAGCACTTTAAACATTGTATCAATCCCGCTCGGCGGTGGTGACGACGGGAAAAGCATTAGAACAACGCTCACAACTATTGCAATTCTGGCAACCGCGTCCTGGATTGCAGGCCCGATCATGGGCGGACATTTCGAGTTGTGGGCTGGCGGATCAATTGCAAAAGGCGTTGCAACAACTGCAATCGCTGCAATGATGAGCCAAGCACTGATTGCACCTCAGAGGCAGAA